AATTGAGTGTCTATGAAGAATTACTCCTAGATTACTATGGGATAGAATACATTTCAGATTGGGATGTACTCAGAGATTTATTGAAGGAAGATTGTGGATTAGAATTCACAATAGATGAACTTCAAAGTATTAGTAAATTTAATTTCAGTATTGATGCTGAAGATGTTGAACTTACCATGAGACATTGTGGTGTAAATTATTAGAATATGGAGAAGAAAATACCTTTTTATAACCAACAAAAAGATGAAAGTAGTACAGTTTACATTATGAGATTATATCTTATGTTGTGTACAATGGGGTTACTTTGTATTCCTACAGCAGCACTTATTGCATGGATTTTAGAACTTATACTATGAAACCACTATTATTAATGAAACACACATTAGCCTACATTCTATCAGAAGTAGAAGCTAAGAATAAATCAGCTATTAGGTTAATGGCTAATCTCAATGCTATGGAAATAGTTGAGAAGGAGAAGTATTTTGTATTAACAGATAAAATTGCTATATGATAGAGATAAAATCACATAAAGATATTGCCAAGTTATTAATGAAAGAAATTTTATATGATAACGGATATGTAGATAGGTGGCACACAGAGGAAAGTCAAATGTCTACAACATGGGAAGAAAAAATAGCTCCAATTGCAGGAAGCTTCTTTGATAAATATCCAGAACTTCTTACTATTGAGGACATAGAACGTATTGCGTTAGGAGGAATAGACGGAGATGATGATGAAGACTTAACTGTAATATATAAAAACTACTATCCTGATATTGAGCCATTAAACCTCATCTTATCAGAATACTATGAGGATGGTTGTGGTACACTATAATTAATATTAACAGATAAAATTATAACAGAATGACAATAGATTTTAACAAACTAATAGAATTCAATAATAAACATCCTGATGTTTTAATTACTCCATTCCAGTTTATAATACTGAATATGATAGCCAATGATGATATTGCTCCATACATAACTATGGAAACAATTAGGTCTGCTGGTTATAAGGAAGATATTAGGAAGCAATTACAAGATTGGGGATTAGTTAAAGTAGTAGGAGATAGGTTGGATTCCATTGATATATCAATCAGAGATTTAGGTCTTGAATTGATAGGTCAATCTAAGTCTGACAGTATTATTGAATTAGCAGAGAAGATTAGGGATTTATTTCCTGTAGGTATTAAGTCAGGCGGTTATCCTGTTAGAAGCTCAGTAGTAGACATTGCTGATAAGTTAAGGAAGTTCTTTAAGAAGCATAAGAGTTACACTCAAGAACAAGTTCTTGAAGCTACAACTAAGTATGTTAACAGAAAGAAGGGTGAGGGATATAGTTATATGCAAAAGGCTGTATTTTTTATTGAGAAAGATGGAATGTCTACACTGGCTTCTGAGATTGATGCTCTACAAGAGAGTAGTCCTGAAGATAATTATGTTGAAAATACTGATAGATTATGAGTATATTCAAAAGAGTTAATGAGACCATTCAAACTAATAAGCTTGTCAGAGAACAAGGTGGATATAATTGTATTCCTTGGGATTTACCAAGACTATCTACTATACTTCCGGGTATACAAAAAGGTAAATATGTAATAATTACTGCTTCAGAAAAAGTAGGTAAATCACAGTTAACAGATTTCCTATTCTTACATCAACCATATGAATTCTTCTTAAAGAATCCTACAGCTAATTTAAAACCAAGAATATTTTATTTCTCATTAGAAATGTCTAAAGAAAGTAAAGTAATGTCTGTATTATCATATAAACTCTTTAAGGAGCATAAAATATCTAAAAGTCCAGAAGATTTACTATCTGTATTTAAAGATAAAGTTGTAGATGATACACTTATGGGAATTATTAACTCTTATGATAGTTTCTTTAAAGAGTTTGAAGAAAGAGTTACCTTCATTGATAATATAAGAAACCCATATGGAATTTTCCGATACATGGAGACTTATGCTAATGAGCATGGCAGGTGGGAGTATAAAGAGATTGATTGGGAAGAGGATGATGGTACTATAATTAAAAGAAAGGTTAAGGATTATTACATTCCTAATGACCCTACAGAACTTGTTATTGTAATAACTGACCATTTATCATTGTTATACCCAGAGAAGAATCAAACCTTACATCAATCTATAAGTAAGTTTAGCTCTGAGTATTGTCTACACATGAGGGATAAGTTTAAGTATTGTATTGTTAATGTACAGCAACAGATGGCAGCACAAGAGCAACAACAATTTACTCTACGTGGTGAGAGTATTATTGATAAACTCAAATGTAGTCCGAGTGGTTTAGCTGAAAATAAATTGACTTCTCGTGACGTGAACTTGATGTTGGGATTATTTGCACCTCATAGGTATAAGTTTAAGGATTATGAAGGGTATGACTTATCAATTCTTAAAGACCATTACAGAGAGTTATCTGTAATACTCAACAGAGATGGTAAATCTAATGCTGTAGTGGATTTATTCTTTGATGGAGCAAGTAATTACTTTGCTGAGTTACCTAAACCTTCTGAAAGGAAGGAAATAATGGAAGTATATGAATATTGTAAAACTAAGTAATTATGACTATACAAGAACAAGAGAAATACTTCAATAAGTTTGTTGAAGAAATGAGGACTACTTTATTTAAGAAGGGGCAAGACTATTCTAATGAGGATAGATTATCTAATTTTAAGGTAGCAGGTGCTATTGTAGGATTAACTCCTGAGATGGTAGCATTGACTATATCTGCTGTTAAGATAGCGAGATTAGCAACACTTTTTAACTCTAAAAGTGCTCCACAAAATGAGAGTGTAAATGATAGTGTACTTGATTTAACTAATTATGGTATGCTATTAAGTATGATTATTAATGAAGATAAACAACCAGATTTACCATTTTAAAATTATTAATTATGAAATATTACAGATTGATTGATGGAAGTAGAGGTGGATTTCCCTCCTTTAAAAGTAATCAAATTTATAAAGGGGATGATACACGAACTGGTACTTGTAGTGTAGAAAACCACGCCAAGCTCTCCCCCTCTTATTGGAAACAAGTGTCTAAAGAAGAGTATGATGCTCAGGAAGGTGTAGCAACCAAGCCTTATAAAAGTGTAAGTAAAGTAACTTACAAAATGATTACTACTCATCCTTATTTCAAAACATTACCTGAAAAAGAATTAACTGATATAATTGCACATATGGATTTTAAAGGTTATGATAGATTAGAAGGTATAATGAGTCATGATAAAGCCAGAATTCTCAAAGCACAGTTTGAAGAACAATCTATTATTCCTAAAGAATTCATTACTGAGGAAGTTGTAGACACATTACCTAAGAAATGGGGAATTAAGATTACCTCAGAAAGTAAATCTGCTTTAGGTAAGTGGAGGACTGACGGAGATTGGTATACAAGTCAGGTAGGTAAATATTGTATGTGTCCCGGCTATCAAGACAAGCAAGGTTATTGTATAGCAAAATTACCAGCAGGATATACTGAAATCACATTTGACCAATTCCAAAGATTAGTATTAAAACAACAACCTAAAGTTAAACAGCCTAAAGTTGTTGAAGTTAAAAAAGCACCTGAAAGAATTAGTTTCTATGTTAAATATACACCTGAATTTACAGAAGATTTGTATAACAAATTGATGGATTGGTGTAAGATTAATATTGGTGGTAGGGAAAGAGGTTATGATGACTCTTACGAAGGATTGATTAGGGCTGAATTCTTTTTAGCGGATAACTATGGATTAAATGGTAGACAGCCTAACAACAAGGATATTATGTCCTATGGAGTTGATAATAACAGACAGAGTTGTAAAGAAGAATACTCAGTAAAACAAGTAAAAGAGTTAATTAATTATGTTGAACCAATTAAAGAACCAGTTATGAAAGCAACTGCAAAAACATTTAAAATTACAAGTAAAAGTAAAGCATTGTTAGAAGCAATGTGGAAAGAATTAGTAGCTATTGGTTATGACCCAAAGCATTGTCAAAATACATTTACAGTTATTGGGTTAAATATGGTAAATCCTGTTAATAAGGAGGAATTTATTCAATTATGGGATGATATTGGTGCAGCACATAGTGATTCCCAAGTAGGCAAAGTATTTAATCTCCCAGAACAATACAATGAAGCTATTGAATTTGCTACTCAGCAACTTGACCCAAAACTTTGGAAAGTTAAAACTGAGTTTAAGGTTGGAGATTGGATAATATTTGATGGTAAGTCTCATAAATCAGGGTTATATCAACTTGGAGAAAAAAGGGAAAGTGGGGAATTTAATGATACAAAAGGTCAGTACCGGAATACTAGTGACCCTGCTTATAGATTAGCAACGCCTGAAGAGATTAAAGAACATGAAAATAATCTTTTACTTGAGGAAGCTAAGAAGAGGTATCCTAAAGGTACTAAATTTATTACTGCTTCTGGTACAGGCCATAAACTAATATCAAGTGGTGAAGTAATGCCTTGGAATAATTCTGATTATACTGGAGCTATTGCAGATAAACGAGAAGGATTATTGTATGCCAAAGGTAAATGGGCAGAAATTGTACCTAATACTATTGATATAAAAGGATACACTTGTGAATTTACATCTGATTCAGTAAAGTTTGGTTGTCAAACATTCTCTAAACAAACTGCATTGGATTTAGTAAGACTTATGGATTTAGGAGTTATTACTTCTGAGTATTCAAGTGAGTTGAAAGAAGTAGGAAAACATTTTAGTAACTAATTAAATTAATAATATGAAAAGAGAGATTATTGGGTATCAGTTAGCTAAACCTGAGTTTGAGAAAGCTGCAATATCTGTAATGGAAACACAGCCTGATTATTACGCTGTTGATAACTGGAATATTGACCTGAGAGGTAAAGGTTATGATAAGTCATTACCTGTAGAATGCCCTTCTACCCTTTGGTTGAAGAAAGCTGGTGTATTGAAACTATGGTTTAAACCTATTTACAAAGAAGAGGAAGAAATTCTTGTTGTTAAAAAGGGGGATTGGCTTTATATTCTAAGTCCTGAAGGTTATAATGGACATACAGGAGATGTAGTTAGAGTAACTAAAGTTAGTAAGGATGATGTTGAAGCTAATGCTGTATGGATAAATCACACTCCTAATAGTTTTAGTGGTGGGGGATTTAGGTGTAGTAAAACTATTTTTCCTTACGGTAAAGCCTTTAGGTTAGCTACTAAAGCAGAAATAGAAGCCTATCTATCCAGTGAAGCTATAAGGAGATACCCTAGTGGTACTACAGTTAATCAACAAACTGCCTATGGTGGTATTGGAAGTACATATAAGACAAAAGGTATATATGTAAGTTGTAGTCCAACTGGGAAGAAATATGACCATATAAATGTCTCTATTGGAGGCATAGGAGTGTATTCCACTGAACATAACATCTGGGCTGAAATAGTAACAAATCCCGCTCCTGAGATTAAAATCAATGGTTATGATGCTAAATTTAAAGGTAACACTGTATCCTTTGGATGTCAGACACTTACTTATGAGATGGTACAAAGACTAGCAGAACTATTAGAATATAAAATTCATTTAGTAGATTCTGATGGTGATGATATTACTTCAAAAGTAGTAGAGATTTATGATTATTTAAGTGAACTTAAAAACTAATATATGAAAAAACTATTTATTATGTTTGTAGCTATTGCTACAATTGGATTAATTGGCTGTATTCAGCCTAATCAAGAACCTGTAACTAATGCAGATTCAACACAAGTTGATACTACTATGGTTGATACAAGTGATGTTATTGACACTAATCTTATTAAGGAATAAGATGGAATTACCTAAAGCAAAAATTCCAGCATTGTACAAAAGTCCTAGGAAGATGCTGATTTACAGTGCTCCTAAAGTAGGTAAAACTACGGCTGGTTCAATGCTGGAAAATGCTTTAATATTGGATTTGGAGAGAGGTAGTGACTTTGTGGATGCACTCAAAGTCACTATCAACTCTGTAGCTGATATAAGAGCATATGGAGAAGAAATTATTAAACAAGGCAGACCTTATAGGTATGGGCTCATTGATACTACTACTAAGTTAGAGGATATGGTTCTACCTATGGCAAGTAATCTCTATAGAGAAACCCCTATGGGGAAGAATTGGGGTAAACTGCCTGATGGTAAAAATGACCCTAATGCCAGCATTTTAGCATTACCTAATGGTGGAGGTTATCTTTATTTACGTGAAGCATATAATACTGTATCAGCATATATTGATACACTTTTTGAAAGACAAATTTATTTTGGTCATCTTAAAGATAAGGTATTAGAACGCAATGGTAAAGAAGTATCTGCTAAAGATATTGACTTAACTGGTAAAATTCGTAACATAGCTTGTGCTAATGCGGATGCAGTAGGTTATATGTATCGTGAGGGAAATCAAACTATCATTTCTTTCAAGACTACTCAGGATGTTATTTGTGGAGCAAGACCGGAACATCTTAGAAATGAGGAGATTGTAGTTCTTGAACAGATTGATGGTAAACTAATATCCCATTGGGATAGAATTTATATTGACTAAAGTTATAAACTTTTACAAAGATTACTTGCATATCTTGGATAGATTTTGTATTTTTGCCGGAAACTAAACTATATGGCAAAAATTACATGGGATGGTGATAAAGCACTTGAACTTAGAAAACAGGGTTTAAGGTATTATCAAATTGCAGAACAACTAGGAACTAATACTAATAGTGTATCTTCCTTCTTTTGGAGAAGATTTGGTAAATTAGAAGATAAGGTTATATCCGAAAAAAGAGGAGATATACCAATTTCTGATAACCAAAAAGAAGTACTATTTGGCACTTTAATGGGAGATGGTAATTTAAGATATAACTCTACAGGAGTCAATGTCTTTGGGAGAATTAATCATTGTAAAAAACAATTTGCTTATATAAAATATCTTAATGAAAATCTTAAAGATTTAGTTAGCAATGTTAAACCTTATATAGGTAAAGCTAAAGGAAATTCTTATGATAGTTATTATTTTACTTTTAAATCAAATTGCAGTTTAAACCCATTTTATCATATGTTTTATACAGATGGTAAAAAAGATGTACCTATAGACTTATCACTATTAACCCCAAGAGCTATGGCTTTTTGGTTCATGGATGATGGAAGTTCTGCAAACCCCTCAATTAAAATAGCAACGTGTTCTTTCTCTTATGATGGACTTACAAGATTAAAAAATTATTTAAAAAAAACTTATAATATAGAAGTTACAATTACTTCTGAGAATAGGTTGTACTTTAAATCAGAATCTGCGAGAAAATTTAAGAAATTAGTAACACCTTACATGGAGGAATCAATGATGTACAAGTTCAAATTTGTAAAAGATTAGGGCGTATTACGGGATTAAATAAGTATTTATATGGAAAAACTAGAAGTAGTAGTTTTTGGTTGGACAGAAGAATGGGATGGTTGGGAAGTAATGTATATTAATGGAGTAGAAAGCCTCAATGTACATGGATTATCCGAGTGCCCAGAAGATGCAATCATTGGTAGAGATTTAGTAGATTGTACTGATGTAGCATCTTTTATGAAGCAGGCTTCAGGTAAAGAAGTTATTTATAAATATGTTGAAGGTAATCCAGAGGAAATGGATGAAGAATTATTTAGAAATCATTTAAAATTTAATTAATAAATATTATGGAAAGAATAAAATTAAGTGAAAAGATGTTGGTAGCAAGTATCAACTCAGGAATGACAAGGCCACAAATTGCAGAGCAAGTGGGTCTTTCAGTAGGACAACTCAATCAGGCACTCAAAATGAAGGGACTTGAGAAGATGAGGGCTAAAACTGTAAAGTTTGAGTTTGTAGAAGAAGATGAAGCTACTGAAGAAGTTGTTGAAGAAACAGCTAATATGCCTGAAATTCCAATGGAGTTTCCTACTACATTTGGTACTCCTACAACTAATGCTATGCCTTTAGGGAGGGATTTTGAATGAAAAAGTTGACTAATCTACAGATGAGTATCATTGCAGATAAAATCTACAGGGAACTCTCTGCTAAAATAGACCCAATTAATGTAGCAAGACTTGAAGCTATTGATGTGGATAAACTATTAAAGAAGGATAAGACAATTCCTTTATTAAGGGCTTATCAAGAATTAACTGCTAAGGAAGAAGCTCTTAGGAAAGAGAAGGAATCTCTTAAATATGATTTGCAGAAAGTTTATTCAGAGTATTCTCATTATAGTGTGCCAACCCCTGAAGATTATATTAGAAGGATAAGGTACAAAGAATATAAGCCTATTGTTATTGATAGGCAAGATATTGAAGCTAATGTAATTTTATCAGATGTTACTGATTTAGACACACTTATTGAAAACATTACAAGGAGTATCACTAAAGATATTCCAGAATTAAATTAAAATAATTAAACTATAAAAACTATATATTATGGCATTTAATGCGGGTTCGGAGAGTACAAGTTACAAATTATTTACTGGTTTGACAGATGTACAAGTAGTGGCAGTAAATCCCTCTAAAGAAGAGGCTGAGAAGTTAGGAATTAATATGAAGAATGACCCTACATACCTCTCTACAGATGAGGCATCAGGGAATAAGAAAATTAGGATTGACGTATTTGTTAAATCCAATGATACAGGCAAGGTAGATAAGATGGCATTCTTTATGGAAGATGCCCCTAAAACTAGTTCTGCTGGTAATACTCAGTTTATTAATGACTTTGGTAAAAGCTGTTATGGTACTTCTGTTGAAGAGGCTACAGCTAAATACGCATGGTTCAAACCAGATGGTGCAAGACCTTCTGTTAGTGGTGAGGTAGAATTGGTAGATTTCATTGTAAATTTGCTTAACATTGGTAAAGACCAAGTTGCAAAACTTGATAATCCAAAGGCATTCTTCACTGGTAATCTATCAGAGCTTACAGCAATCTTTAAGAAATTTTCTGAAAGGAAAGTTCAAGTCCTTTATACAGTAAGGGAAAATGATGGTAGTTGGTATCAGGGTATTTATACTCGCTATTTTGGTAAAGCTGG